AAACTGCTGTGGGTGGCGACCATGCTGTAGGAAAGTACATCTCTATATATTTTCCTTCACGATCTATCACATTCACATCGCCATGCACATCCCATTTCGTATCCCATTTTGCGTTTGCCCAATCACGCCAGTTATCTGCACCATACTTTCTTCGCAGTTGGTCTAGTACCACGTTGGAGATACCAATTTCTTTTCCATTCTTTTCAATCCAATGCGAGTATCTTTTCCCACCTATTGTTATAGCCCCATTATGAAGGTCTTTTAACCTTTTAGGCATGGGGATAAGTGCGTCGAAAGAAAATCCTTTCCCTCTACTCCCTATGAATTTCTTACTTGATTCTTTAATGAATCTTTTCTTTTCTTTTACTGTAGGAAACGTTATCCCTACAGTATTGTCACACCAATTTGGCATTACTTTTCTCTCTTTACTCTCTACTTTTTTATTAACCTACGTCTTCAAGACTCCATCCATCTAGGTCTGTGACCGAGTTAACTTCGTCATGTACTTCAAACTCGTCTAGATTCTCATAATCTTCTATGACTATTTCCATGTCTATATCTAGTTTTTTCAGAGCATCTCTGAGTGCAGCTTGTGCGATACCTGTTACACCTAATGGTCCTAGGTTTAACTTCTCTCGTGCTCTCTTTGAGTTCTGCCCATTAACTTGCTCGTCTCTTGCTTCATCTACTTTAGTCTTTATGTATATAAAGTCAGCAGAGTCTTCGCCTAAATGATCAGCTAACATCTGCATTACCTGTCCAAGTGTTACATCTACTGTAAAGTACACTTCTTTTTGTCCTTCAATAGCGTAAACAATGTCAGTTTCTTTATACACATCGTACAAGTCCATAAACTTTTCATTGAACATATCCTATCTCACCCCCTTTAATAAGTGAACTTGGATTAATAAAATTATTCAGGCCAATGTTTATCACAGCAACTCCAATCCGTACCCGGACAGCTAGTGCTGTCTTGTGTTTCATCCCTCTTTTTCTTAGCTTTAGGCATTGGTAACTCTATAACGGGTATGTCATTTAGTCCTCTGCCAAAAAACTTGTCGTTCTCTTCTGCGACTCCATTGTAAACACGTGCTTGGCGTTCACCACTTGGGTCTGTCTCTTCGTAACTCGGATCATTCCTTCTTCTGCCTACTATTTCCCAGTTGGAAATTTCGTAGATCCCATGATCTCCGTCCGTATCTAGTCTGTCTATGTTACCTACCCCGATTGACAACGTGCCACCAAAGTAATTACAGATGATCTGAACTAGCCTTGCTAATCCGTAGTCATCATCTCTAACACCTTGGTCTTTGGCATACTTCAGAAAAGCTTCTATTGAAGGTCTTCCTCCGTCCCAATGGACATAAATTGCCACATCTCTCCATGCCTCTCGGTTAGATATTACAGCTCTGTTTCCCATAACTTATCTCACCCCCTCTATTCTGTGAACGTGGGTTATTAACTAACTATGTTATAAGAATCTTTATTGTGTTCCATTACCCAATATCTCAACGTGTCATATAGTCTGACTGTGTATTTTGGATAGTTTCCCGACTCGTACCTTGCGTACAGCTTTCTAGACATACTTACAGCAGCCCACTCTTGAGCTGTGAATGTAACTGGTGTCCCATAAAGATCTTCTACTGTAACTTCGTCGGGTAGGTTATCACTACTCAACTCTAGCTCATCTTTACTGTACCTTTTTACTTGCTCTTGTAATTTCTCAAAGGTTTTAAGTTTCGCCATCTCTTCCCTCCTTTAATCTGAACTTGGGTTAATAAAGTTTCTTAAATAATCTATAGCTTTTTCTAATAGCTCAACATCATCTTGAAGACTTCCTATCCCCACATTACACCCATGACATAACAAGCCTCTTATCTTGCCTGTCGTATGACAATGGTCAACATCTAAATGTTTATTCTGTCGGTGGTTATTTGATTTCCTATTACAAATTGCACATTTATTGTTTTGTGATGCTAACATTCGGTTATAGTCATCAAGTGTCATTCCATATTTTATTTTGTACTCCTTCTCCCTGTTTCTTACAGGGTCATATCTTTCTTTACGATATTTGGCATCACATTCTTTGCATCTATACCCAATACCATGAGGATAATTACTTAATCCAATCGTATAAAATTCAGAATATTTTTTCTCAACTTTGCATTTACCACAAACCCTATATCCTTTTTTGTGTGGTGTGAACTTGTTGCTATTACTTAGACACTCGTAGCAATATTCTATTTGTGTTTCATTCATCTCTACCCTTTAATAAAGTAACTAAATTCTTTCATGTTTAGCATTGCTTGTGATATCTCTTCTTCAGTACAGAGTTTGCCATGCTCTTCTATTTCTTTCATTGCTAACTCAAATTCCTCGTCACCCGGTGCATTCTTTACTAACCAAATGAGCATCATCATAGCTTCCATATTGTTCTTTGGTGTTCTGTCGAATGGTGGTTTAGTGCCATCCCATTTATATTCACTCATTATTCCTCCTCGTCTATGAACACTACAGTGAGGGACATGACTCTCCCCTCGTTGTTTCTCGTTATGTAGACAGGGTATTCCCCATCTCCACCTCCTGTTTCAGTTACTACAGCAGTTCCCTTTCCTATTTGTGTGTGTCTCATGCTGTCAAACTGCTTGGTAAACAAAACCTCTTTACAAAACTTTTGCCATCCCTCGTCACTATGCAATCTCTTGTCATCACTTATGTAACAGGGATCGCCTAGCATCATAGTGCCACTATCGACACCTACTTTTCCTATGTATTCCATTACTAAGCCCTCTGATTTTTCTTTCGTATGCATTCTAAATGAGGGTTGGGTATTTCAAGAACATCCACCTCTTCATTGCACACGCTACAGTTTGGTGGTCGTATTAAGTTTCCTTTAGAATCTCTCCATTCAACTTTACTTAAATCTATTTCTATCACGTCTAACTTCTCTTTACCCTCTGCTTTGTTTTAATTTAATTTCTTAACTTGGTTTGCTGCTACTCCACCCATCCAATCGCACACCTCTACATATGCATACACATTCCGATTCGTAAACATCTAAAAATATTGCCTCGGCATTTATGCACACATCTCCACGCCAATTCCACGTGGAGCTAGAACAAGTCATGTCTCCTCGTTCCTTCATTATTTCAACTTCCCATTCTTCTATTGTGTTTTTAGGGCACGTTGTCCATCCATCTGATAATATGTCGAGGACATAGTTCCCTGCAACATCAGAACAGCTGTCACAAAGTTTCTCTTTACTTTCTTTTAAAACCATTAGTTTCTCTCTTTACTCTTTACTTTGCTTGGTAAATACTTACTCTCGTGATTAACCCAAGCATAATTGCCTTTGTATGGATAAGCATGATAATGTGCCCAACAACACCATCTCGTGTGATCTTTGCAGACACATAGTTCAGCCTTTTCCATTAAGGTTCCTTTATACTTTTCAGTATCTGTACACGTACACATACAATCTCTCTTCACTCTCTACTTGAATTTATTGGATAGAGAGAGAGGTAGCAGAGAGAATAACCTCTCTCTTATCCATAATCTGCGACAATATCTGCACCCTAAACTTCAGATACTTTTAAATCTATCTTAGTATTAGGGGACGATGGGTAGGATCTTATCTCTGTGACCCTTTCTATGCACGTGTGTCGCACATTCTTATTTAGTGGCTAGAGTTGTTAACAAGTCTGACTTAGCTCATCTCGTGAATTTTAGAGTACCACTTTTCTTTATACACATACTTTCAGTCCATTAATGGACTAGAAATTCAATGAGAGTGGGATCATTGGTAACACTGACACCCTTTTCCCACTCTCGAAGCCGAACATGAGCAAAACCAAGGAATTTAAAGAGCTTTGCTCATCTCTTATTTAATATCTTATTTAATTTCTTACATATAGTTTAACATAGGGGTACTTGAGCCTATTCTCTGCCTTATCTCTTCTCTTTACTTCTTTATTCTGATTATTCTCTGCACTACCCTTTTCCCTTGCTCTCTTGATACAAGATAAATAGTATATTTACCCTCTATCCTCACTCCTATAATTTGCATAGCTACTCCCTCTATGGTTATTAAATTATTTTCTCTGTAAATATGTGGTTGTTTTTCTCTTCACTGTAAATATATGCCCCTCTACTTCTATCCCTAATTTTCTACATAATTTTATTTTATCTTTTATCTTCATATTTCCCTTGCTCATCATAGCGTGTGCAAGTTTCTGGGATAATGTCATCTCTTTAGATTGCATAATTACCTCTTTGCATATTTCATTTTTGGTAAGTTGGTGGTGTTTAGTCCATTAATGGACTAAAAGTGTGAAAATATAAAAGACCTCGAAGGTAAGCTTTTATCACTTTGACCTTCGAGGTCTTTAATTTTAATTTATTTAGTTAAGATTGCGAATGGTTTATAATTTACTCCAAACTAGTTGTTATTTTTACATAAACTTCTAGATTTTCGTGGTCTTTAAGTGAAGGTACTCCTAACACTTTGGCAACGTCTTTGGATAGTTGAATGGAGTCATTCATATTTATGACACCTTTCCCATCTAAAGATTTACCATGGTTTTTCTTATCCTTATGAGAATAAGAGGGGTAAATCACTAATTCACTGTCAGATCCAATAATTGGACTAATCATGAATTTATCGAATTTATTTGTACTAGGAGCTTTAGTTTTATGAATCTTCTTTGATTCAATTTCTTTCGAAGTGTTTTGAAAGCTCGTTAACACGCTTTTATTCTCACTCATAAAGCTATCGATATACGCTTTTAAATGAGTCGGCACTTTCCAATTTTCAGCGAATGGGTCAACTTGATATCCACGTGATGTTTGATCATCTTGAATTTCAATTCCAAATTCCTTCAAATTTTTGTTTGCCTTTTTGCTTAACCTACCTTTAGAATCGACTGAATGTTTGCCTTGCGTATGCAACATCAAAACTACAGCAAATTCTAATAAATAATATACCAATCTATCCAATTTATCATCAGCTAAATAACCTATGATAAATCTATCAATATACACTTCATATATTTTGTTGATAGGCATTTTATTAGGTAGTGTTGATAATGACTTGAATCCGATAGTTTTACCTTCATTATTTTTAGCTCTTGAATTCTCAGATTTAAAAGCTAGTAAATATTGAATCTTACTAGATAGATTTAAGCCTTTATCGGCTAAAATGTTGTATCCATTTTCGTTGTGTGTGAATTGAGGTGCAGTTGACCATATTATGTTCAATAGCGTAGTCAATTCATTTACAACTTTGCCTTCATGAATAAACACTTTCTTAATTGTTGAGGTAACAACGTTTGCAGTTCTCACTACTTTCTTAGTGATTTTGCTAGTAATTGTTTCATTATTTTTAGTTTTTGTTTGGACTGATTTAGCCATACAATTTCCTTTAATAATTTCGCAATCTCAACTGTTAATAAAAGTATATCATCTCACTACTTTGGCCTATTCTCTATCAAGATATATCAATTTCATGTAAAAAATACCTTATTTCATCTCATTTAGTCCATTAATGGACTAAATATTATTCCCTACTGATTCCCTCGATGATATCCCATTGGTAATAAAAAAATACCAAACATACACGAACAAAAAAGAATGGCAACGAAAAAAATCGATCGTGCGTACCCCTATTTCCCATCGTCGGTGTTGATACGAAGTAGCAACGACGACGGCGAGAGGGTTAGGCTTGGAATGGCGAGCGTTAGGCAATATATACCAGTGACAGAATTTTTTTACAAAAAGGGCGTTGCTCATTTCTTGAATTGAGTTTGAGGGGGTTTGTCATATATGAACATCAGACTTCATAAATCAAAAGGAGTACAAACCCCGATTTCAGTATATCGTTTTTAATACGGGTTTAATAGCCCCCCCTACCCCCCAAAAGGGATTTTAGGGGTGGAATTAACTGTTTAAGAACGATTCCCCCTTCTGACTGAGACTTCTTGTTACCTATTGTCCAGTGTAACGTGATCAGATTCGACAACTAGTTCTGTATCCTGTAGCCATTGTTTTGCAATATTCGTTTTGCCCCGCTACGTTTTTCGAGGAATACTTCACGCAGTTTTTGTTAGATCAGACATACGCAATGGAGGTCTGATGTTTTGCTATTAAGCAAATTTGTAGTAATATAATACAAGTATTATTTATATTTTGCAAGGTTTTATGAAAGACACACTAGAGAATCATAAGAATAAGCAGAGAATAGAATTATTTTTAGAGACATTGTCCCATACAGGGAACATACTTGCTTCATCTAAGGCTTCTGGAATTGGTAATAAGACAATTTATAACTATAAAGAGAGGCATGATTGGTTCAGAAGGATGTTAAATGAGTCAATGGCTATTTTTTCAGACAAACTTGAGGGCAATGCTTTTGCTTTGGTGCAGAAACAGATGGCCCAGGAGGATGGATACAAGTCAAATCCAGCCCTTTTAATCTTTTTATTGAAGGGAGCAAAGCCCGAAAAGTACCAGGAGCACGTAAAACAGGACAATACAGCCCTACAATTGATTGATGAGATTAAAAACCTGAATAAAAAAGCTCCTAAAAAGGCAACAAAAAAGAAAAAATCTATTTCTCAGCAGGCTTTACAGGAAGCAAATGAAATATTGAAAGACAAAGGTGTAGATAAATGATCACCGGATCCTCAATGGCTACGGAATTTTTGTTTGATAAGGTAGGTTTTACCCCTACTGAACAACAAAAACCTATAATCTACTCAGATAAAAGGTTTGTTCTGGTGGCAGGAGGTGAACAGGCAGGGAAAAGTATGCTAGCCAGTAAGTTTTTACTGACAAAATGGCCTGAACTTGAAGGACCAGGGCTATTCTGGCTTGTAGCTGCAGACTATGAGAGGACAAGAGCAGAGTTTGAATACCTTGTTCAGGACTTTGCAGCACTTGGAGTACTTAAAAAATCATCTAAAAGAGTAGATCCTGGCAGGATTGAACTTGCAGACGGCACAGTTATTGAAACAAAATCAGCCAAAGACCCAAGGACTCTTGCTATGAGAGCCCCCAATGGAATCATAGGGTGTGAAGCCAGCCAGTTAGACCTTGAAACATTTTATAGAATCAGAGGTAGATGTGCTCCGAAAGCAGCATGGATGTTCCTTGCAGGAACTTTTGAAGGATCACTTGGATGGTATCCACAATTGTTTTTGGCATGGCAGCACGGGAGTGACATAGAACAGTCTTATTCCCTACCCTCATTTTCAAATTATCATTTATATCCGGGAGGAGAAGATGACCCAGAAATACAAAGACTTCAGGAAGATGCCTCAGACGACTTCTTCAAAGAAAGAATTATGGGAATCCCTAGTCCTCCACGCGGGCTCGTATTCCCGGAGTTCAGAGCAGATTACCACGTTAGAGAAATTGAATACGTTCCTGAGGAACCTGTCCACTTATGGGTTGACCCCGGTTATGCCGGTGGCTACGCCGTTGAAGTTGTACAGATACTTGATGAACAAATTTGCGTGGTTGATGAAATATATGAGAAAACTCTTATTACAGAAGAAATTGTAGACATGGCTATGGACAAGCCGTGGTGGAAAGATGTCCATTTTGGTGTTATTGATGTCGCAGGATATCAACATCAGGCCATGTCTGCTCCCGCAGAAGTGTGGCTTGATAAGGCAGGGTTGTTTATGGACTCGGAAAAAGTAAAAATAAATGACGGAACTGAAAGATTAAAGTCTATGCTTAAAGTTGACCCTAAACATCACAGGCCAAAGCTGATAATTAACCCTAAATGTAAAGGGGTTTTGTCAGAATTTGGTGCAGCCCCTAACCCCTTTGATGGACAGACTAAAGTTTACAAGTGGAAAACAGATAGAGATGGAAACATAGTTGGCAATCAGCCCGAAGATAAGTATAATCATGGAATTAAAGCTTTAATTTATGGCCTAATTAACCGTTTTGGGTACAGCCATATTGAGAATAGGAACACTATTCGTGTTAAAAGGTGGGCGTAATGGCACGAAAAAGATTAAAACCTGAAGATATAATCAATAAAGTAGAAACACATTATGATTCCACAGAACCTTTAAGGTCAAGAATGGAGTCAGACTATTCACTTTATCGCCTTGATCCATATGACGCAGGGGATGGATTCCAGTCCTATACCTCTAATGAACCTTCAACCTATGCAGATAAAATTATTTCCTTTTTATCGTCCTCTGAAATGGTGGCAAGAATACCCCAACTGTCTGAAGACAAAGAAAAAAGAGAAAACAATAGTAAGAAAGAAAGATTTTTCCTTGGTGCCCTGAGACACGCAGATGAAAGACTGGCTAAACAAATGAAACCCTCACTTAAAGCACAGCTTGCATGGTTCATATCCCTCAGAGGATGGTTCGCAGGCAGAGCTTTGATCATGAAAGATAAGGATGAGAAAAGTTTTATTGATATAACTCCGTGGGATCCTATGCATACATACTGGTCAACAGGAGCAGACGGACTCCAATGGGCCTGCTACAAAGTTAAAAAATCTAAAGAGCAAATAGAATCTGAATATAATATTAAACTTGCCGTTAATGATAATTACGAAGACTGGCTGGAAGTATATGACTATTACGACAAAGAAGTAAATATAGTTGTACTATCCAACGGAAGAGTAGCTAAGAAAGCTACCCCTCATGGCTCCACAAATGTCCCTGTATTTCTTGGACCTGTAGGAGCAACCCCTATGATACAGGCAATGAATGACCACGTCCCAATTGATGACACAATAGAAGATCACGGAGAATCTGTATTCAAACATAACAGAGAAGTTTATGAAAATCATAATCACGTAATGTCAATTATGCTTGAGATGACATCAAGAGCGAGAAAGCAAGGATTGAAAATAAAGTCAAGGGACGGAATGAAGACACTAGACGAAGACCCCTATAAAGAAGGCACAGAAATCTCCCTCGCTCAAGGTGAGGACATAGAGCCATTAGGATTAATGGAAGTAGCCCAAGAAACAGGAGCGTTTATGGGTCTGGTGTCGGGCGAACAGCAGAGAGGTTCCGTCCCCCACTCTATCTTTGGAGACCTTCAGTTTCAGTTATCAGGGTTTGCAATTAATACCCTCAGACAGGGAATTGACAGCGTTCTCCAGCCAAGAATGGATGCATTACAACTGGCATACACTACAATTTGTATGCTCCTTAATGACCAGTATCTGACAGAATCCTTTGATGCCATGGAATTATCCGGGCAGGATATGAACAGAGCATACTTTAAAGAAGAAATTAAACCCTCAGATATAAAAGATGCCGGTGATATTGTTGTCACATTTGTCGGACAACTTCCACAGGATGATATGTCCAAGATGAGCATGGCACAAATAGCAAGGGAAGGAGAATCTCCATTACTCCCTGATGGTTATATCAGAGATAAAATACTTGGATTACAGGATACCGATGATATGGAAGCTGCAATCAGAGAACAACAGGCAGAAAGAGTTTTGCCTGAAGCTGCACTGTGGACTTTATTGTCTGCATCAGAAGAAAGAGGAAGACCAGATCTTGCACAATTTTATTTTGGAGAACTGGTTACAATATTAAATGAAAAACTAGCAAAGAGGCAGGAATCAATAATGGCTGCACAACAGGCCATGCAACCTCAGCCCCCTCCACAGCAACAACAGGGATTACCTGGTATGGCTATGGGAGCCGGAGGAGCAGGACCAACAGCCCCACCGCAGGTTATGCCTAATGCAATGATGGGAGTACCACCACCTATTCCAAATCCACAGGGAGGACCTTTGGTTCCCCCAGGACAACCAAGACCGGGAGCGTTATCTCCTGAACAATTAGAAATATTAAGGATGCAAGGTCCAGTCGGAGGAATATAATGAGCATAGCTGAGATATTAAAAAAATTACATGAAATAGTAGGGTTAAATAAATGGGATCGTCCTTTGGAAAGAGACGATAAGGAAGGAGGAGCTGACGACTGGAAAGACAAGGGACTGTTAAAAGAATATATACATTCTTTTATTACTGACGAAAAAGAACGAGCACGAAAAATAATTCTTGGGCCTACTGCTCCAAAATATCGTGGGACTGCTGACCCTGTATCCGTTAGAATGTTTGCTCAAGAAAAAGAAGTTGATAAACTTGTACAGGAATACAAGTCTTCTAAAGGTGTTTCTGATACTCAGGCCAGAAAAGCAATAGATGCAATGTTATATGCATATGCCAATGCAGACGGAGATATGGGGCAAGTGTCTCAATATTCAGCTAACCTTGACAAGAATATAACCGATATGATTACAGGGGACAATGAAAATACCCCTCTTAGTGAGATATACAAAAGAAATTTTTCAAACATTTGGAGGGATGACCCCGGTAAAAATCCATACACTCATACTCCGGAAGACTTAGGAGGAGGCCCAGGTACACAGTTAGACCCAAAATCACCTCTTACCGAAGAAAAGCAATTTCAATTGGAAAGAGAAAAAGAAAAATTTGGACAAGCAAAAGCAGATGCAAAAGCAGGGGCAGAGAAAGGACCTTTAGAAACCAGAGATCCTTTGGGAACGACAGATCTGGGAGGAGATCCTTTTGGTATGGATTTATCTCCAGAGGAAAGAGCTTATAGTGGTTTGACAAGAAAAGAAATAGCTGCGGGATTACCTCTTACAGCAACAGGGGGAGCAAGCCCTTATGCAAGAAGAACATATCAAAACTTACTTAATCCTTTAGCTCAGGACAATGGAGTATTTTCATTCCTAGAAACAGCAGGATTAACTCCAAGAGTAGCTTTACCCGGTCAGCCTGATGTAACAAATGAAGCTTTGTCATTCAGAGCCTTTCTGGCACAGGGACCAAATAGTATGGCAAACAATATTAACCAAGGGCTTGGTATATTAGAGCAAGCTAAAGAACTTGCTTTCACAGATAATCAAAAATTCTGGACAGACCCAACTTACGCAACAGATTTACAAAAAACATTATATACAAAATTTGTTGACAATCCTGGTAATGAATTAGCGTTAAGACAGTCACTGGCAAGAAGAGCATACCCCGGAGAATTGGGAGATGTTATTGCAGAAACATTAGCCAAAACATACTTTGCTACACAGGCAACAGACCCTTTCCGGTTAACACAACCTGGTTTTTACAAGAATGCTTTTCAGAATTATTTACCTACCACTAAAGCAAAAAACATTTTACCAGCAGCAGCAAGTGTAGTAGATGAAGGCCCAGCAAAACCCAAACTTGACGCCAATACTGAGGTGCCAAAAGACGTTCCAGACTGGGTAGATAAAGGAGTACCTGGTATAGATGATATGCCCTCCATTATCCCCGGAGGAGCTGCAAGGGAAATAGAACCTATGCCGTGGGAGGAGGGAGACAAAGGAGTACCGTTAATTGAAGACATACCCCCTGTAACTACCCCACCAAGTTTAACCTCCGACCCTACAGATATAGGTGGGGATCCATTTGGAGATCTTTTAGATAGGGAAGAAACTAGAAGAGCTGCAGTTCCCGGAGGAGCTATTGATGCACCAGAAGGAACACCAGGTGGAGGGTTTATTGACCCTGCTACATATAATGATCCCAGATTCAAAGCAGAAACTTATGGAGGGGATACAGCTCAGGCAAACCAAGCATTCAAAGCATTTCAGGATGAGCAACGAGCAGGACAAGGATTGACACAAAGAAGAGATGAGCAAGGTAATTTGTTGCCATTTTGGGACAAATTACCTGAAGGACAAAGAGTTATAACTGATCCAGTTACAGGGCAAACCAGACTTGGACCTGCGTTACCTGTTTCAGATACTCCCCCTGTGGTACCAGGTATGGTACCAGGTATGGAACCAGAATTAGCAGGAAAAGCAGCAGGAGCAAACTTAGAATACGAAAAAACAAGACAGGATTGGCTTGATACAATAAAAGGACAAGGACCACAGGTAGATATAGGTGGAGACCCATTTGCTTATTTAGAAGACTTACAACTAGCAGAAGAAGGAATGGGTAGTCAGCCTACAATTACACAGCCTCCAATTACACAGCCGTCAGCAGCTGATGAATGGATAGAACCAGGGATTGCAGATATGCCGGGGGCAAGTCCTATGGGGAGATTACCTAGGGACCCTAGGAATTATAATCCTGCAGGAGAAATGATAGGAGAAAGAATGGCTGACAGACAACCTGGTCCATTAATGCCCGGAGGAAAAGCATACACAACAGGAGAATTAGTAAGCCTAGCCAACCAACTTGGTACTGACCCTCGAATTGGTGTTACAGGAGGGCCTCAGTGGGATTGGGCTAGTCCGGAAGCAACATCATCAATGATAAACTTTCCTAGTCCAGTTTCAGCAGCTGATATACAAGATATTCAACGAAGAGGAATAACAAATCCATCGGTTAATCCAAGATTAACATTTGAAGACTACAATCCTTATATGATGGGAGCTGATCAACCTGCACCCGGTATAGGGCAAACAGAAATGTTTGGGGAAAGACACGCAGACAGACCAGCAGGAATGGAGTTTGCTACTACGATGGATATTCAACAACCCGACCTTGGAGGAGATCCTTTTGGCACATACATAAACAAAGCAGCAAGACAGGGGTTGACGGATTTCTCATGGAGGGATGACCCAGCAATGAGGGCATTCTCAGAAATTTACGCTCCACTTACAACCCAAATTCCTTTAGGCCCCTTAGGAGATCTTAATCCTATGAATACTGCATTAAATATGATGACACCGGCATTAATGAATTTAGCGGGTAGGATAAATCCTGATGATCTTGGAAATCTGTACACACGACCGGTTTCCCCTGGGGTAATACCTGGACAGGATCCGTTTACAGTTAGCCCTACAATGGCAACTCAAGGCCAAGGACCAACTTACATAGATGATTTTAAAAGAAGAGCAAATTTATTCTCTAGTTTCGTGAGGTAATATATGACAGCAAATCCGTGGACAGAAGATTGGCAGACTAAATTTTGGGAAACCCCTGATTTCGGAAGATACACGCAACCAACAGGTTTAACAGGGAAGGTAGGAACAGAACGGGCTCAGGCAACCGACCTTTTAGCAGGAAGAATAAGTAATAATTTTTCAGATTTTCTTTCACCTGAATGGAAAGGAGAAATAGGCAAAACCTTTTTAGAGCAAAATCCTATGGCAACTTATTTAAGTTCCCCTACCGGACAGGCTTTTACACGAGAAGGAGTGTCAAGAAGAGAAGCTCCGGGTATAGGAGGAGCAATGAGAGGGCAAACCCCTGTCAAAAGAAGATTCTTTCAGGAAAGCTTTCAGGATGTTTACAACGATTATTTAGCAAACCTTGGTTCAGCATCAAGAGCTGGAGAAATGCCTTCTAAAACATTTAGAGAACATTTAGCAGAAGATCCTTTTACTGAAAGATTTTCAAGGTTAACTCCAAATGAAAGAGCGTTTTATGGGTCACAAAGACAACAGACATTCGCTCCTAGAACAAGGCAGATTTATTACTAATGACAAACTTATTTGAAAAATATACACA